AGACGTGCAAGATCACATTAAAGCGCTGAAGCAGTCCATAGAGTCAATCCTCGCTATTAGGTTAGAGGAGAAAGTTAATAAGGCTCTTGAGTATCAATTAAATTGTAAATTATCATCATTGCCATTTACAGAGAAAAATGTAATGGATTCTGATATCTCCTATGGCCTTCATTTATATATCGGATCGATAACGGTCCTTGATAGGATGACCGGCTATAGTGGCGGGATTAGAGATATTGAGACTGGCTTCCGTGATCCATATGGTAAATTCTGGTTAGCTTCTGGCAATTTCGATATTAGAACTTTTGAAAATATCACAATTAGAGAAGCAATCGAGTTGATCAAGAAAAATTCAAACACATGTCAAGGAATTTAGAAATGAAAGCATCGCAAATCAACCACTGTGCCAAGAACCGCAACGGAGCTGCTGAGATGAAACCAGAAGAAATAGTATTAATTAGACGCGCACTGACTTACAGCGTTACATGCCTAGAAATAAGAAAGGCAGATTTAGTTATGAGTGGTTGTGATACTGCTCTAACTCAAAACAACCTAGACACCGCTAAAAAAGCCCTACAAGCCGCGTTGAGGTTAGTTTGATGAGCAAAGAAGAGATAGCACAGAAGGCCGCCGATACTGAGAGAGCAAAGAAGATCATGTCTGTGCCGGTGAACATCCGTAAAACACAAGCTTATTGGATGCTGCTCAACTCAAATAAACAAAAAGCAAAGGAGCTAGGATTGAGATGAGTGATATATGCAAACAATGCGGATATGAATTTAATAGTCTAAGCCACTATTTTTGTGAATACTGCCGAACGGATTATGGAGTGCAAAAAGCTAGATATGCTCAATCAGAGAAAAAGAAAGTCTTTTCTGATGATGAATTGGAGAATATGACCGATGGCGATTTTATTAATGAATTTGGGCATACTCATTTCCGACCAATTGAAGAAGAAACAAAGCCGATTAAACCGCAAATTAGCACCAGACAAGGCAGAAGATAATGAAAGATCTAGATAGGTACCTAGGCATAGGCATGGAGGTCACTTTGAGAGATGGCCCCACGGGGATAGTGGAAGATATAAACGCGGAGAAGAGGTCTTTAACTCTCGGGTGCTCAAGAGTTGTTTCTTTCATTGAGGTAGAGGCGATTTTCAAGCCAAAAGCTTTAATTTGGAGAAGGAAGTAATGGATAGAATATTTAGAATGTTTGGCCAGTATAATTACAATTCTGCGGATCCATTGAAGCCGCCAATGTGGAATGATGGTGAAGATAAGTATGCAACTGGCGCAAAATGGAGAAAGAAGCCATCGCGGAAAATAGAGTCCAAATCAGAAAAAAAGAAACGCAGAAAAAAAGGCAGAAGATAATGAGCAAAAGCGATGCTGGCAAAACCGACAAAGTAGCCAACAACTTCAGGACTCCGCAGTGGGAAGATTCTAAGCTCTGGAAAAAGAAAGCCAAAAACCAGCGCATATTCGAGGAGGGTGAACACTTGATAGAGGGCAGTAATGTGAAGGTAGTTGAGGATGAAATAAAGTGTTTGAACTGCATGGATACAGGCGTTATGAGGTGCAGCAATCCAGACCATGGATTTATTCAGTCGCTGTCTTTTACTGACATGGGCCGCCTTGGCTGCCCCGGGTGTGACGGCACCGGCAAAATGGCTGTGGATGAAGTTTGCGATGAGTGTGATAAGGCAAAGGAGAAGGTATGAGCGAGATAGAGAATACATTAGTGAATTTATATGATAATTTTTTGAGGGTTGGCAGTATCGTGGCTAGCACAACTGAATTATCTGGATCTGGCAGGAAGATAATAACCCTAAGAGCCCCTAATTATGGATCAATTAAGGGCGACTCTATATCAATAAATAGACATGAATTTTTTGAAATATATGAAATAGACGATAGAGGTTGCTTTAATTTATTTCAAATGAAAGTGGAGTATCAGAAAAAAGCGCAGAAGTATAAAAGGTGTATAGCGATAATGAACGAAGACAGTTGAAATAAGCCCCGAGCGGGGTATGGTGATATTCTCTATTATGGGGCATCGGATAAAAAGGTTTAGCGGCCTTCCGGTGGCGAAAGCAAAGGTTTCTCTCACTGTACCTTCCCCAGTCCTTTTTACAGTGAACACAGTGAGAAGCGCAATAAATCCCCTGCCTTCTCTTTTATGGAGAAATTAAATGAAAATCCGTGATCTAGGTCGAGTCTACAATGAAGAAATTGACGAAGCTTTTGATGGTACAGACTTTGGCGAGATTGATAGACGTAAATATTTAGCCGCCTCAATCCTTGAGATCCAAGCGGGATACCATACAGGCTACACAATAACATGTATCTTGCAAGAGATTGGTTTATTGTCCCAAAAAAAGAGAGTTACCAAGAGAGGCAGAGCTTTTCTGTGGTTTGAGTATTCTAAAGCCTTACCAAAGTGGAAGAGATAATGGCTAAGACTCACCCTTACTTTAAATTCTATTGCTCAGAGTGGAACGACGGCGATATAACCCTTGAGGACTTCGAGACTCAAGGCGTGTTTATTGGCCTTTGTTCCTTATACTGGTCAAGGGAATGTATCCTTCCAAAAAAGACAGTTGACAAAAGATTCCGAAATAACCTAAAAAATATCCTAACTCTTGAGAAAGAAGGCATAATTAAAATATTAGGTTCTGGTTTGGTTAAAATTAGCTTCCTTGATGAACAGTGGGGCACAAAAGACGGAAGGTCATCAACATCAAAGACTAATGGCTCGAAAGGTGGTCGCCCCAAGAAACCTAATAAACCTAACGAAGAACCTAACAATAACCTAAACGATAACCTAACTAAACCCAATATAGAGAAGAGTATAGAAGATAAGAAAAGAGAAGAAGAAAAAACTAAAGCAAAAAAAGCGTGCGAGCTATTTGATCTGACATTACCTCTATTTGAAAAACAAGGAGCCAAAAATCTACATCAAGAATTTTGCGAGTATTGGTGTGCTGTCAATGAGTTGACCGATACCGAGCGATGGAAAGAAGACCCGTATTTCAAAAATAGTTTATCGTTGAAAGTATCTGGCTGGATTGATCGAGCAAAAAACAAAGCCGGACAAAATAACCCCGTTTCAAATCATCCTCATCAAGAATTTTTAGAACAATGGATAATCAAGGCAAAACCACCACATGCACAGATCGAAGCGGGCAAGAGCATTTTATTGCAAAATCACCAAGACTTAGAAAATAAGCATCTACTCAAATCGCTAGCGTCCGATCCTATGGCCAATTTAGATGCGCTAATCACAAGGGCGATGGGTTTGCAGGTTAGGGCCGACAAAAGAAAACTAAGGCCGCCTAAGACACCTAAAAACGATTTGCCAGAAAAGATAATTACGATAAAAGAAATGATAGAAATGGATAAGCTAATGCCAGAAGGGCGGCTTGAGTCGAGTTTCCCTGAATTGTTTGAGAGGCTAGAAAAGTATAAAAAGGAAAGGAAAAGTTTATGAGCTCAATTTTAAGGAGGTTAAGAAATGAAAACGCATAATTTAAAAATATGGGCTGAGTTTTACAAGCATGTCATTAGCGGATTAAAGACATTTGAGATTAGAAAAAGTGATAGGGATTTTAGTTGTGGTGATATCGTAGTACTCAGACAATTTTGTATGAGTAATGGATACACAGGCAGCGAGGTCAAAGTAAAAATTAATTACATACTTAGGGATATTAATGGTATTGAAGATGGTTATTGCATCTTCGGTTTTAAGATGTGCGAGTGTGTCAACGCAACAGGGAAGGATTTGAGGTTATGAAAACTAACCAAAGTATTGACGCCATATTAATAGTATTAATTATAATCTTGGTGTGCCTTTTACTGGCTATAGTGGAGATAAGTATATTATGATAATTCATTTTTCATGCGGTGCAGCTTCGGCGGTATCGGCTCTTATTTGTATGATGGAGAAGCCCGATAAAATAGAGCTTATCTATACGGACCCCGGATCAGAGCATAAAGATAATCAGAGATTCTTACGGGACTTTGAAAACCTTGCGGGGCAGAAGGTGACATATTTAAAATCAAAGAAGTATAACAGTCCTATGGATGTATTTGAAGAGAGAAGATTTCTCGCAGGGCCTAAGGGAGCCCCATGTACAACAGAATTGAAAAAGAAGGTTGCTAGAGATTATCTGGGAAATAGGCTTTTAGAAGAGGTTAACATTTGGGGTTTTGATCCAAAAGAGTCCGGTAGAGCTAAAACTTTTAATAATAATAACCCGGAGTTAAGAAGCAGATACCCTTTAATGGAGCACTCAATAAGTAAAAGCGACTGTTATTATATTATTGATTCTCTTGGTTTGGATCTTCCATATATGTATAAACTTGGCTATAAAAACGCCAACTGCACCGGTTGTGTAAAAGCTGAAAACCTCGGATACTGGGCGGCTATTCGTGAAGACTTCCCAAAGGTTTATAAATGGTACGCGAAGTTTGAACGGAAAATAGGCGCGATAGATCCAGACACAGGTAAACCAAGAGGTGCGGCAATTAATAAGCGGTATAAAAAATGCACTAATTGCGCTGATGCTACTTGTGGAAAGTGTGGCGATGATAATAAAGTTAGGCATCGTGTTTTTCTTGATGAGTTGCCGAAAGACCAGAAACCGACAAGGAATATTAGCTTCACTTGTGGCTACTCTTGCGGCGCTCAAGATATGGAGATTGAAGCGGTTAAGGAATTAACAAAAGAGCCAACTTTAACTGGCTATATAATGTCCCAAGATATAAAGGATTTTCTAATGACCAAGACCAACGCGACAGGGAAGGATTTGAGGTTAAATAACAATGAGGTGAAGAGATGAGAGAGATTAGATTTCGAGGAATGAGAGTAGATGGCAAGGGCGTTGCTTATGGAAGTTACCATTTTAGCCATTTAGAAGAGATGCACTGTATTAGTTTTGTAAATGATCTAAATGATGATGATTGGCATTTTGTGGCAGGTAAAACCGTCGGCCAATTCACTGGCCTAAAAGACAAAAACGGCACAGATATCTATGAGGGGGATATATTTATGAACGGCGAAAGCGTTCGGGTAATTGAAATCAACGGCGGCAATACCCACGCAATCACACTGGATAGAAAGCAGGCTATTCTATTGTCATTCATTGTCGGCGGGAAGAAAAACACAGTCATCGGCAACATCCACGAAAATCCGGAGCTATTAAAATGAGCAAGACCAACGCAGGGAGTAGAGGGTGAGTGAGTTAAAAGATTTCAGCAAAATGAGAGCGAAGATAAGCCGTATAGTTTCAGATACTGGGCACCGCATTAATTCTTGGGATATGAATATTGAGGATATTGAACGCCTCCAAAAAGAGAGTAAAGCGGAAGATGGAGGCAAAGAAATGAGCTATACAGATATATGCGATCAATGTGGCTTAGCTGCGGTATCACCCTCAAGAGGGATTCCAAGTATTGCAACATGCCCCAATGGTCATAAAGTAATTAGAATGACTTCGGTTGATTTTTTTAAGCAGCTTAAGGATAAGGACGAGGAGATAAAGCGGCTCAGGGCTATTATTGATACGGCGCACACAAAATTATGTGAAATGCATGGTCACGAATGGGAAGAAGTCACAAGCGAATTGATGGATTTATTGGAGGTGAAAAATGAGCGATAAACTATATTGGTATTCACTTTGCTTTATACATGGAACGAATCAAACAAACTCCTATCTCGGCGCTCCTCTTAAGTGTGTAAATATAGAAAGTATCCGAAATTCTAAAAAAGCCGCAAAGATGCCACCAGAAAGCCTGATGACTTCATGTTGCTATTTGGGATATATGACTAAAGAAGAGTTCGAGGGGAAATTATGATACTAGCAATTGATCCAGGCAATACAGAAAGCGGTTGGTGCCTTATTGATGGTGAATACAAAGTTATCGCAAAAGGCAAAGATGATAATGATGCGGTATTAGATATGATTGATACTTTTGATGAAGTTTACGGCCTAAGCCATGTAGTGATTGAAATGATTGCCTCATACGGCATGGCAGTAGGTCAGACTGTATTCGATACATGTGTTTGGGTTGGCCGTTTTATGCAAGAGGCTGATCATTTAAGTATTTCATATTCCCAGATGTATCGGAAAGATATCAAAATGAACCTATGTGGGCAGACAAGGGCCAAGGATTCGAATATACGTCAGGCACTTGTAGACCGGTTTAGTTATGAGCGACACGCGGCGAAGGGTGGTAAAGGTGTAAAGGCTGATCCGGGGTTCTTCTTTGGGTTCAGTAAAGACATGTGGGCGGCTTATGCTGTTGGTGTGACTTACTTAGATATGAGATAACCCCAAGCCGAGAGCGCGGATAAAACCGCGCTTTTCTTTTATCCACCACTTGTGTAGGCGCATACACACATGTATAGTTAATTAAGTTAAATAAACAAAAAGGAGAATGAAGAATGTTAGATATCGTTAAGTTTTTAGATAGTAAATGGCAAGAAATACCAGAACAAGACAATCCGGCCATGCGTTGCAATATGATTGAAGATCCAGAAAATTTTGGAGCACTGATTAACCAAGAGTGCATTATGATATGCAAAGGAAGCCGGGATTCCTATAAAATTACTGATGGGGGCTTTGTTGTTATTAGAGTTCCCAAAAATGGCGATATTATTAAGCTGGGTGTTTTTTGGCGGCCTGAGAATGCTGAGCTATTTGCCGAAATTGCTGCGGAAGAAGAGGCTCCTGAATTGTTCGAAGGCACTCTCGACGCTTTGAATAAATTAAAAATAAACTAAAAAAGAAAAGAAAATCATGAGAAAGAATATCTGGATACCAGACGCAGAAGTGAAAGAGATAGTTAAGGCTTCGAAGGCGGCCACAGAGACAGGCGGTATCGGTGCTTATCTCGTTAAGTTGCATAAAGAAAAAAAGGCGGGTAAGGCATGAGTGATATAGCCGAAATGATATTAGAGGGTTTTCTTTGTGATAAGTGCGGAGGTGTCGTTGATGGTAAAGAAACAGGATATTCAAGACCGTGCTATGACTGCAAACCTAAGAAGAAGAAAAAAGAAAAAGGCGGGGGCGAAATCGTGAGTGAGTATAAAAGCGGGTGCGGGTGGATTGTTAACGGTATTTTTTGTAAGCAAGACCACTTATGTGAACATTGTCAAGAGAAGTATACCCTCGAAAAAGAGCGCGACGTGTTGAAGCTTAGGAATTCATATCTTGAGCAGTTGGAAAAATCAATCACTGAAGACGTAAAGAAAGCCGCGCAAATAAAATTCGAGGAGGAGAAAGGTCAGGCTGTAGCTAATGGATGGTCTATTTTAGGAAAGGAAAACGCCGAGCTAAAGGCTAATTGGGAAGATGCAAAAAAATGGTTAGAAGATAAGGCTAATTGGGAGGAGTCACAAGTTGGCGAAGATGCCTTTTTTAAGGTCGATGATATGCAGAAGATAATGAAAGATATAGAAGGCGGCAAATCGTGAGTGAATTTCATTTAGAGAAGGTCGAGGCTGAAGCTGTCGCCTATATGGAAGATGGTAAAAACGCAGTTATGCTTTTGTGTGAAAAACTCAGAGAAAGAGATGAACACAACGCCATCCTCAGAACCGAGCTAAACACCCTTGCCGAAGCCGCCGAACTTATGCTGGAGCTATTAGTGGATAATAAGCCTATCGAGGGGCTGTTTTTAAGTAACATAGAAGAATGGCAGAACTTAATCGATGAGGCTAAATCATGAACCAAGTCACCAACACAACCCAATATAAAAACATACCCGAAGAAGAGCAGGCGGGGTTCGATTTTGAGGGGTATAGATATGAGATCCAAAATAGCTTCAATGGCGTTGCCTTCAGTAGTCCATCACTAGCAGTAGTGCCATTTCCTAATGGTGTTTACAGGTTGGCTATCCAGCCGGATAAGTATTATTATATTGAATGGCCATGTGACGAGCCAGAAATTCGGTCAGGCAATGACATAATGGCTGAATTGGCTATTGATAATGCTACTCTAGTTCGCCCGGCCACTGAAGCCGAGTTGCCAGAGCCTAAGCCAGAAACCCTAGAAGACCGCGTTAAGGCCGAGTATCCAGACTATGACGTGGTGATGCTGGAGTGGGGAAAAGGTGAGGATAGTGATTTACTTCTAATGGTATCAAGCAAAAGAAGTGACTGGGTGCATGTCATGGCTCAAGGTATGAAGGGGTTTTATAGATATGCATACTTTGAGGATGGGAGATTTTCAACATATATAGGGCCAAGTGATGTAAAAACCGGCCAAACTGTATTACCAATAGCAGCCCTATTCGCTCGGGGTGAGGGGTGAATAAGATAACCAAAATCAAAGCGGACGATATAGAGATTGGCGTTGATAGCACATGCAAAGCTCAGAGTTTTTATATAGTCCCTTCTATTGACCCAATGACTGGCCAATATTCGGTTTATCTAAATACTTACTCAGATCGTAATGAGGCTATGGTTATGGCTGAGTGTATGAATTGTAGGATATATCAATTAGATTTGCCAACTATAAAAAAAGAGGCCCAAAAATGAACCAAGCCGAGTTATTGAGATTGGCCGAGGTGGGAAAGGTTAATTGCACCTTAAAATCTTTCGCAGATGGAAGCAGCAAATTAACTATTCCCGATTCAAGCAACCCCTTTGCGGGTAGAGGGTCAAAGATTTGGAACCCATACGAAGACCTAAACCAAGCGCTCTTGTGCTTAGAGGGGTTGAAGAGGGATTATACAGTGGATAGAGACCACATACTGGAGCTTTTTGAGGTTTGCATTGAGTTACCTCATCTCAATAGTATGCGTGTAATAAGCGTAGAATCCGACCTAAAGACAGCTATTTGCAAGGCAGTTCTGGAGGCCGCTAAATGAGCTTAATCGACTACGGGCCGCATTGGCTATGCACTAAACACAAGCATAAAATTCCAGAGCTAATAAATTGCGTATACTGTGAGCTCGAAGATATATCAACTCTTGATTTAGCTGATCAGTTAAAGATTATTAACCTCGAAAAAGAGCGCGACGAGTTGAAGGCCTTTAAGGAATCTGTGTATGACTTTACTTTGTTGGCCCTTGGTGATCATATAACAAAGCATGACTTTTTTGCTAAAGTTGCCGAAAAAATAAGAGAGATGAGTAAGAGAGAAGGCGGTGAGTAGATGGGGATAGATACAAGTTCAATGAAGCGCTTTTGCCCACCAATGCCGGAACCAATCGAAGCCAAAAGGAAAAGATGGGCTGATATATTACTCAGCGAAGGTGATTGTGAGAGATCAACCAATTGCCGGAATTGTGCTGCTCCGGTTGATCAAGCTACAAATAAGTGTAATTATTGCGGGAGTTGAGGATGAAGAAATTATTAAAGAAAATGATCAGATCTGCGCCTAATGTGATCCCGATGATTATGTTGGTTTTTGTTTTGGTTGGATTACCAATACTACAGCTTTATAATGAGGGTTTTTGGATAACATTTCTAACAATATTATTAGTTATTTTGGTTCTAATCGCATATTTTATAGTTATTCATTGGATTATTCAGTCTGGTGATTATTTAATGAAATGGGCAAAAGAAGATTAAACCCGCATAATTACAAAAATGTAAACCATAAGGAATAATACCATGCCAAAAAGAAGAAGAACGAGACTGACCAGGAAGAATAGCTCAACAGAGCAGACGCTAGATATTAGCTTTAAACCAAAAAACTCAGGTGTCAATGTCGTCGCAAAGTATCAGAATAAAGCGGTCATTAAGACTAGGTTCAATAAGGTTTTAGAATTGGAAGATATGGGGCAGATCAATGATGCTTTTTTCTTGGGTTATACATTTCGCCAGTTTAAGGTTGATTGCCCAGAGTTGAGTGAGAGTTGTACCGGTTGGACGAGATAAATTTAAACTTGGAGGAAGTTATGAAATATTTGAATTTAAAAATAGGTGATACGGTTTTATTAAAAGAGCATCCAGGAAAGTGGGAAATAAATATGATATTTACGGATGATTTTGATGAAAAACATGAGGGTAAATATGCAGCCGTACTTATACCCAATACAGGAGGCTCCGACAAGCCACTTATGAGCGCAATAAAACTAAGAGACGAAAATATCAAAGAGAATTTAGGTAAATTGAAAAACCGCACCAACTAGGCTATACTATATAAAACATAAGAGGCGAGTAAGATGAACGAAATTACACACGAAGAACTCAATAATGCACAAAAGATTTTAGATGGTGTCATCAATAAAGATTCCATAACAAATATGATTCAATGCACACTTATAGGTATTGTCGATTTTATGGGCTTAGAGAATGCAAAGAAGCTCTCTCCAGACCAGTTACAAAATATGATAATGGTGACGAGGTAGTATGGCGACAAAACCAACCGGCAAACCAGACGGTCAACCAACTAAATACAAACCAGAATATTGTGACGCTATAGTTGCATATTTCCTTGAGTCCGTGGGGTATCCGACTCTTGAGGGGTTTTGTATTCCTTATAAATTCTCATCAGCTTCATTACATACTTGGGCAAAAGAACACCCCGAGTTCTTCAAGTCTAAAGAAAAAGCAATCGAAATTCAGAAGCACAGGACTATAGAAGGTGCTATGAATGGAAGCTTAAATACTGCCTACTCAATCTTCATTGGAAAGAACTGTCACGGCATGAAAGATAAAGTCGAGCAGGAGATTTCAGGGCTAGATGCAATAAATATTAATATCGTTAAACCAAGACAGAAGAGAGGCGAGTGATGGTTAAAAGACTTAAATTTGCGACAGTCCCCAATGAGCATAGTAAAGCTATTTATGGGTATTGGGATAAAGCCGGGAAGTATGTAAGTTATGAGGATTTTGAGAAATTGTTAAAATTGTCAGAGAGTATGCTTGAGGATCTTATCGGCGAGGGAATGCACACTCAAAAACATGAAGATGAAATGAAGCTAATTAGGGGTGACTACTCTTTGGCTGATCTTCATGCTAGTATAATGCAGCCAGTAATTGAACGATGTAAAAAAGCACTAGAGGCGACAAATGAACCCAGAATCTAAAGAATGGGGCGTTTGTGTCGTCTGTGAAAGGGAGAATAAAGATTATAATGAGATGTCTAAGCCAATCGTTAAAATATCCACAATGTCAGTAGAAATGAATACTAATTTTTGTTGCAGCGAATGTATCGAAATGCTTAAAATAGCTTTAGATAATCAAATGATTAAAATGGAAGTGAGAAGAAAATGAAAACAGAATTTAAAGATTTCCCAATATGCGTTAACTGTAAGTATTTTATGAAAGGTCCTTGTGGTTTAACTATGATTGATCCTGTTACTGGTGAACTTCAGCCCCGTAGACATAGACAAGCCGCTGCTTATCGTAAAGAGTCTAATCCTTGTGGCCCATCTGGTTTATTCTTTAAGCCTAAAGCTGGCGAGAATAAAGTCGAGCCCGAGGAGAAGCCTGTTGTTGTTGAGCCAGCGAAAGAGTCCACGGCTAAGGTTATGAAGGTTGAAGTGCCGGAGATGGTTGTTCCCAAAAATGTACGGGATGACGTAGCTAAAGCAGCCAAGGAAGATACAAAAGCGGCTCAGGCTGATTATGGTCAAGACTCCCATAATTTATTAAAGCAAGAAGAGCTATACGCAGAAGCTGAAAAGCCCAAGAAGCGCAGGAGTAGGTCGAAGTCGTGTTTGTAAAAATAAAGCATATAGCTATTTCATTCGATCATATCGGGGTCGGCGATTTTGTAGAGTATGAATTAATTATAAATACTCTTGAAATTGAATCTATACAGCCTTCAACATTCGGTGATGAGGAATCATATATGCAAATGAGGTCAGGGGCTAATTATACGATAAGAGAATCTACTCATGAGCAACTGCGTAAAGTCTTATTGGGGACGTAAATGCCCGACGTAATTGGAACAAAGACACTTGAGTTCTTATTAGATCTGCCCGAAGGTATCCGCTATGTGGTTATCGAGGGCAGTACGCGTTCAGGGAAGACAGTTGCGACGTTTCAATTCCTTAATTTAGAAGCAATTGAGGCGCCTAATACTACGATTCGAGTGTTTAGGCATGACGGAGCAACGCACAAAGATACAACAGTAGATACATTTGACTTCACTATGGGTGATCAGATGTTTAATTTATATGACGGTGCCGGAACTTATAATAAATCTGATCGAATTTATAGGTTTAAGAATAGGTCACAGATAAGCTTTGACGCAGCTAATGAACCTCAGAAGCTCCAAGGCAAAGAATCTAATATTGCTTTTCTCAATGAGGCAATGGAAATAACCTTCGACGCGTTCACACAAATAGATTACCGATGTACTGATTTGGTTATATTTGACTTTAATCCATCATTAAACCAGCACTGGATATTCGACAAGATACTCTCAAGAGCTAAGAAGGTTGCAAAGCCTGGTGCAGCTTGGTATTGCCTAGAGTCTGGAGTTGCTTACATTCATAGTACTTATGAAGATAATCCATGCTTAACTGATGGGCAAATTGGTGCTATTGAATCTTATGATCCTAGCAATCCAGAGAATATGCGCAACAAAACCGCGAATGCTTATAAATGGGACGTTTACGGCTTAGGCAAGCGCGGTAAAGTCGAGGGTCAAATATTCACAGCTTATCAAGTTACCGAAGAGTGGCCGGATCGTCATATTTGTCAGAAGTGGGGTTTAGCTTTAGATTTTGGCTCAGTAGACCCAATGGCCTTATCAGAGTGTAGATATTATAATAATAAGCTTTATGTGAAAGAATTGGTTTATGAAACTGGGTTATTGACAACAAAGAATATTTCCAAACCACATATTCCTTCATTAGTTCATGAATTAGAGCGTTTAGGTGTTGATAAGAATACTGAGATCGTTGCCGATTGCGCAAGACCGGACCTCATTAAGGACTTGGTTACATGTGGATATAATGTTATTCCTTGCGATAAGTCCAAAGTGAACAACATCGGATCGATCAAAGCCGGTATCGATTTATTACGCGGCTTTATGATTATGCTTCATGTCGATTCAAACAATCTATTGATGGAGTTTGAGCAGTACCAGAACAAGAAACATGCAAACGGTCATTGGCTAGAAGAACCATTAGATAAGCACAACCACTTAATCGACGGTCTCAGATATTGGGCACGACGCAACCTATCAAACCCCAAGAAGTACATGAGCCAGAAGCCAGGCAGAAAGGTTACAGTTAAAAATAGAGCGAGGGACAGAAGGCGATGAATGCTAAAACTATAGAAGAGGGCGGAACCTTAAGATATAACTATGATAAAGATTTAGGGGGCCGGGTTGTTTTTAATATTCGTGACATAAGGGAAGCCCCATATAAGAAGCCTATTGATGGGTTGTCTTGCATACGTTTATGGGATGGCAACGAGTCAGGCATTGGCAGTATATCTTTATCTTTCCTTGAGTTTGAGGCACTCATTGGCGCTTACGAAGCTTTTGTAGATAAGAGTGGTATTGCAGATTGGAATAAACCTTAATGTTCTACTGGGAAGAGGATTCAGCACGAGTTGAAGAGTTATTGAGGTTTTCACAGCGTGCACAGCGCAACAAAAACTTTTTAAAGGGCTATGAAGATATTGAGGATTTAGTTAAATACGTCGATGAAGAATGCACAATGGGCTACTATGAAGATGAAAACAATTCAATCCACGGCTTCATCTTACTCGAATGGATAGCCGAGGGAATAGCAAGTTTACACGTTTGTACTTTTACCAATGAGTTTGATTGGGTTAAGGCTTGGAATGAGCAAATAGAGCAGGAAGTATCCGAAATGGTACACCAATTACACGCGGTAATCCCACGCGAGAAAATAGCGATGGTTAGGCTCTGCAAACGTATCGGGTTTGAATTTAATAAGGTCGGCAATTACTATAAAGGTTTGAAAGACTTATAAACTATTGTTATTATTTAACTATCAACCATAAGGAGAAGTTATCATGGGCGGTTCTAAACCCAAGAAGCAAAAGGCACCACCAAAGCCAGCAGCACCAGTAAAGAAAGAATCCGAAGAAGTCCGATCAGCTCAAGAGGGCGAGATTAGGCGCGGCATAAGTCAGAAAGGCCGACAATCTACAAATCTACTTAAATCTAGCTATGGCAGCACAGATAAGAAAAACCTACTGGGGTAAACCATGGCTTATAAGAAAAGTGCGACTAATCCCCAAGAGTTAGTAAAGCAGTATGATACCTTAAAAGTTGACCGCCAGAATATGTATTCACTTTGGGAGGAGTGCCGCTTTTATTATAACTCTGAAAAGCAATCAATGCAGCCAGAGAATACCGGCAGCAAGAATATCCACCAATCAACGCCACTGAATCCAGTTGGCTATGATTCTTCAATGCGTTTGGCTTCTGGTCTATTCTCAAATACATGGTCATCTGGAGAGCAATCTTTTTCTTTCAAAGTTTCACAGGCTCAATTAGGTGAAAATGAAGACGAGATGAAAGATTGGGCTATGGATGCGGCTAAGGCTTGCATGGATAGAATCACAAGCACGAACTTTTCCATTACCGCTTATGATATGATGCTTAGTTATTCCCGACTTTGTACAGGTGTGCTCTATTTTGAATGGCAGCAGAATAAGGGATTAGTTTTTAAAGAGATCCCTATCACTGATTGTTGCATTGCCGAAGATTCCGACGGCTATGTCAATACTGTTATCCGTGAGTTCCAGTTCACAAATAAGCAAGCCTTTCAGAAGTGGGGCGATTCGTGTCATCAATCAGTCAAAGATGACGCTATGGACGCTCAGAAATCCAACGAGAAAGTAACCTATTTACATTTTGTCATGCCGCGCAGAGAGTATAAGAAAGACTCTAAGCATAAAATGGAGCTTCCCTTTAAAAGCTGCTATGTCAATCTGGAGAAAAAGCATTTAGTTGACGAAGGTGGATATTCATATTTCCCTTACGCGACGCCAAGGTTTTTGCACAATAAGCAGATGCCATATGGACGTGGGCAAGCCTTTGCCGCTCTTGATGTCATGCGAGTATTGACTAAGATGGGCGAAAATATCGACGATGGTGTTGAGATGGGCATCAACCCGCCGACTTTCTTTTTCGGTAATATTGAAGAGGAAGACATTGATCTTGAGCCAGCCGGGGTAAGTCACTTATCCACAGATTCAAGCGTCACACAATATCAAACTAACTTAGATTTGCCAAATGCCATCGCACGGGAGCAAGCCAAAGAAGAGGAAATCAGGCGCCTATTCTTCAATGATGTCTTTATCACCATCGATGGTGAAACAGCTTTAAAGAATGTTACGGCCACGGCTATTGACTTCATACGAGCTGAGCGCATTTCGGCCTTATTGCCAATCGTTAACCGCTTGTATGATGAGTTCTACAGCCCAATGCTTAAAGGAGTCTTGCAAATTCTTGTCGAGAATGGAGAGATAGAGCCACCGCCATCGATTGATATCAGGAATTTACGCGTTGAATACTCAACTAAGCTTGACCAGAAGCTAAAGCTTCAAGAGAGCAATCAGATTCTTACCGGTATCATGGAGGTTCAGCAGGTTATTGCGGCAATGGAAGAGTCGCCAGGCTTAAAGCATCTTGTTAAATTTGATGAAGTTGCTCGGGATCTATTTAGAAATAAGAATGTGCCTTCTAAATATATCCTCTCAGAAGAAGAAACTGAAGAGTCGAGAGCAGAAGAAGCGACGGCAATCGCTGAACAGAAGAAACAAGAGATGATTGCTGAGAAGATAAAACCAATCGACCCATTAAAAACACCTGAACCTGGATCAATGGCAACTGAGGGAAATATGTAAATGACCAAAGACGAGCTAAATAAAATGCAGGACGATATCAAAGTCCAAGATGAGTTAAAGGCGTGGATCAAGAACCCAAGAGGTTTTGATTTTCATCATGGTAGTTCTGTCAATGATTATAAAGGAGATATGCACAGGTTTTCTATCCATGCAAAACATATGCTCCGAGATATGCTTGTGGCTCATGCTGAGTATTTAGTTCAGAAGATTGATGATGATCTTAAAGCGAAAGGTGTCGATTAATGAACAAAGACGAGAGGCGAGAGCTTTACCATGCAGTGTTTAAGACTCCTCAAGGAATCAAGGTCCTTGAAGACTTATCACGGATGTGTGAATTCAAACACACTTCATTTGATCCAGAACCCATGAAGATGGCCAATAAGGAAGGAAAGAAAGAACTTTACCGATACATACAAAAACAACTAGAGGCGAAATAATATGGACGAACCAGCACCAGCACCCACAGAACCGGCAGCACCAATTGATACACCGTCAACTGAACCATCAACACCAGCACCAGAACCAACAGCCAATTTACTTGGTTCAGTTGATGACGGTGGGGGTATTCAGCCAGATACGAGCAATGAGCCGTGGTTCAATCAGCTTGACGAGGAATACCGAACTAATCCAAACGTAACAAAATACGATTCAATGAATGAGATGGCTAAAGGCTTAATCAATCAATCGGCTTTAATTGGCAAAAAAGGCATCATCAGACCTGGCGAAGATGCAACACCGGAAGAAATGGGCGAATATTTCAACTCTATTGGCCGACCTGCTGAATCCAGCGGCTATAAATATGAACCAATCGAAGGCGCGCCAGAGGTAGATTCAGATGCAATGGCTAGCTTTACGGAGTTTGCCCATCAAAAGGGATTTACTCAGGAACAATATCAGAGTGTAATTGAACTTGATCTGCAAAGGCAGCAAGAAAGCCAAGTGCTATTTGAACAGGAAAAAGTTGATGAAATCGCCCAAACTCGTATGGCTATTTATGATGAGTTAGGCGAGGCAGAAGGAAACGCCTTAATTCAAGATGCCGATTCAGCAGCAGTGTCACTGGGTTTAATCGATGTATTAAGGGACGCTGGTGTCATTAATAACTTAGGCTTAATTAAAGCCCTTGCCAATGCCCGTAAAGATCTTGGCTCAAGCTCAATGGTTGGTGGTGAGCAGATAAGTACCGAGAGCTTTGAAACACAAGTGGCAGCGATCAGAGCGAATCCAGCATTTAAAGATCATACCCATCCTGACTTCAAGGGTTTAGAAGCTAAAATGGATTCGTTATTTAAAGTGAGATTTCCTGGTAAGTAATAGACAATTAAGCTACAAAGAGGTATAATATTAAATGATTTTAACCCTCTACATAACGGTGGCTCTATTGAGCACACCACCGGCATTTAGTCAACGTGCCGGACCTGTAGTAATGAGAGTAGAAGCGGTTCTGGAGAGTAGGGAGGTTTTACAGCCGACTATTATAATTACCAGACCAGAACTGCTGCAAATCTACTTAGCTATAATCCCTCTTAACGGAATAGCAAACAATTCAATCTGGTTACGGCGCAGAGTTAAGGGCTCTGTCTGCTGTTGACTACGAAGATTTGCCCCGACTAAGTAAAGTCGGGGCTTTTTTGTGCTATAAAATTAATACAGTTTGCATAATCCATAAATAATATTTATATTAGAGTTAAGGACACCCCGTTTCTACGGCCCTTGTTTTATCCAAAACATCGGCCCCTTCCAACATTTAGAAGACAAGGCCATAACAACAAATGGTTTTAATCTAAATACAGGAGTGCCTCATGGCCCTAACATTCGATGAACATAATAAGGTAAGATACCGCAATTCAATCCTCCACTTAGCTGGTGAGCTAAGAAAATCCATGCTGGAGGAATATGTTGAAAAAGATAACCAACAGGGTGAAATCATTTTCCTTGACTCGGTTGTTGCTGATGACGAAGCAAACTCAGGCTTGGTAACTAGCCTTGATGCGAACTACCGCAAAGGTTACGAGCAGGGAACAGCCAACCATGCTAATTTCATGCTTACCCAGACGCCGCACCATGAAATCCTCAGAACCAGAACTCAACTTGTTCCGATTCTGAACGACACTGGCCACACCTTCCGATCACTTGATAAAGCTTTGGCTAATCAAAATGAATCATCTAAGGTTCTGATTGAATTGACTGGTCGTATGGCGAAGAAGAAAGAGCGAATTATCCTTGATGCTCTTTTTGCCAACTCAGTAACTCGCGGTAAGAATGAAGGTGTAGGCGCACCGGTTATTTTTCCAACGGCTCAAGAGATTCCTGTTGCTAGTGGCGAGCTTGATAAAGATGTCTGTAACGACATTAAAACCAAGTTTGAAGAGAATTACATCGGCTCAGTTGGTGTTGATGAGGCAATTATGATGCTCATCTCTCCACAGCAGAAAAACTTCCTAATCGCTAATAGTGGTGGAGTCCTTCACAGTAGAGACTTTATTGCTGCAAGTGGTCACTTCGAAGGTGGAACACTCCCTGACGTTTACGGCGTGCATATGATCGTTCACCCTGAATTAACTCAAGGCCGTGGCTATGAAGTTGATGGCGACGGTAACGGCACTTGGTCAGGTGGCCGTGCGGTTGCCTTCACCAAAAAGTGGGGCTGCTTCAACCAGTTCGAAGGTCTTGATTCAAACATCGACCGTGATCCTGGCGAAAGATTCCAGATGAAATTGTACATCAGCGAAATGATCAACGCAGCCCGCGAAGATGATAAGCGTGTTGTCCATGTTCAGTTCGGTACGCAAGCGCCGTAATATAACTGCATAACTCAGCCTCAGACTGTACTCGCCTCCAGTCTGGGGCTGCCTAATATAAGGATCATATCAATGTCACTTGCCACAACTTTTACCGATGTCGCCAACTTAGCCTTAAAGAGTCTTGGAGCTAAAGTAATCCAAAGCCTTGACGCGAACGATACACACTCACAGAGAATCAACGGCGTTATCGATGAAGTAGTTCGACAAGTACAGAGCGAGATATCATGGCCGGAACTATTAAATGTTGAGCTCCTGGTAAAACTCCCGGATAATTTTGGAGATAGTGCAGCTATTTTTCGCTATCAATTGCCGGAAGACTTTTTATCAGTTGTTGAAACTGATGGTAACCTAGATTGGGAAATATTCGACGGGGCTTTTGTCACAATAGCGACAGAGGTAAAATTAATATATAAATCTTATAGGCCAGATGTCACCAAATGGTCAGCAGAAATGACCGAAATGATTTATAAGAAGTTGGCCTCAGAAATAGCAATGCCGACTACTCAAGATTTAAACACCGCTCAAATGGCCACACAACGCTTTGAAGTGTGCCGCGACAGGCTATTGCCCCAGATGAAAAACCGCTGTAGAAAAAGGCAGCAGGTCTTAAGGCGATTTACTTATTTGCAGGTGCGGGATTATCACCGTAATAATACTTTTGGAGAAAGGCCGCTAGTTCTTGAGAATACCCCGTGAGCGATAAAATACCGATTATTAAATTTAACTCCGGTGAGATAAGCCCTGAGTTATGGTGGCGCTCTGATATTGATAAATATATGGGCTCAAGCAGAAGGCTAGAAAACTTCATAGTCCAGCCCCAGGGATCAATTAAAAGACGCTTTGGCTCTCGCGTTATTGCTCGATTAGGTGATAAGGGTGAGTTTGTTGATGCCCGCATTATTCCTTGGGTTATCACTCGCGATGATTACTTTCAATTAATATTTACACCAGGTGGCATACTTTCAATTTATAGCCGTCTCGGTGTATTAGTCGATAGCTTAACACATCCTTATTCAGCGATAGAACTGGCACAGATGGACTTTCAGCAGGTATTCGACGTGATGTACATTGCACATGAGAACCACCCATTGCAGGATTTGAGCAGGCCATCGCAATTTACCTTCAGCTTATCCGATCACCTTTTTGCCGGTGGCCCATTCAACACTCAAAATGTGGACACTTCCCAGACCCTAGGATTAACCGTCACCGCAAACCAAGACGAATTCACCCTTGATTATGTCGGGGCAACTCCTCCTTTTGTATCAACTGATGTGGGTCGCTTGGTTAAGATCCTTTATGATGCTAATCGTAGTTTAACGGATAAGTTTGATTTTGATTCTACTGGTGTTTCTTCTGCATCATTGCCAGGATTTGGCGCGGTAACGATGAGGACTGAAGGCGGCATCTGGGGCGGCAAATTAGATTTAGAGAAGAGTGTTGATGGTGGCGTTACTTGGCAGGTCATCGGAACAGTTCAAAGTAATACCGATGCGACAGATCAGCGAAACGGAGAATTGACCCGCGATGTTGAAGAATTTAATGCTCTGGTTAGAGTTACGATGTCAGTATCTGGAAATCCAACTGATGAGAGCGGCTGTGTTTGGTACTTAGAGGTATCTAATGATCAGTTTAACTATGTCGAGATATCCCAGTTTAACTCATCTTCTCAGGTTTTGGCTACACTTGTTGCTGGGGAATGGGCGAATACTGCAGCCACCTACAATTATTCACTGGGCGCATTCTCAGAAACCACAGGTTACCCACGAACAGTCACAGTTTTTGAAGAAAGGTTAATGTTAGGCGGCACAAAATCAAAGCCCGCAACTATTTACGGCTCCCAAACTAATAACTGGGAAGCATTTGCAGCCGGCACTTTTGAAACAAGCCCGATTATCTTTAGCCTTTCCAGTGATACACGAAACACAATCAATTGGTTGGTTCCCGAAAAGCAGTTAATTATAGGAACGGACTCAAGTGAGTGGACAATAGGCACACGCGACAATGATAAAGTTTTGTCAGGCTCCAATGTTACAGCACGGCGTCACTCTCAATATGGCAGCGCTCAAACACAGCCAGTCCAGGCCGGTGATATGACTTTGTACATTGAGTCAGGCGGCAAGAGGCTTAGGACGTCTAGCTACAGCTTTCAAGATGACGGCTATATCTCGGATGACATGAATTTATTGGCCAGACAAATTACCGAAACGGTTGATTTGATGGAATTGGCCTATACCAGAACACCGGACAAATTAGTTTGGGCTATACTTACAGATGGATCTCTTGCTAGTTTCACCTTTGAGCGCGCTCACAATGTTCTAGCATGGGCACGCCATCCGATGCCAGGCGCAACAATCTTGTCAATTGATTCAGTCATTGGCCCGTCTAATGATGAAGTCGGGCTGATAGTCGAGAGAAGCGACGGCATTTACTACGAAGTGATTAACAGCACAAACCTTTGTTTAGATTGGCAGCAGCAATTTACAGTTGAGAGCTTCAAAGAGATTGTTACTCTTGCCGGTGAAGAGGACGATTTGCTTTATCACGATCATTTATTAAGACGAGAAGAGGCGCCGTTCATTGGAATTGGTTCTTTTATTCGGCCTATTGCACCATTAACCACACCGATTATTAAATATGCTGGTTTGCCAATGACTGAGGGGGATGATTATTTAAAGTTTTCCGACACTTTGTTTTGGGTTGATAAAATCCCAAATCCTGATTTATTAACTTTATTTGATGGGTTCACAGAGATATTGACTCATGATAAATTCAAAGGTGAGCATAGTTTCACGATAACAGTCAATACAAATAATGTAACAATGTCCACAGCGGTAATAAAATACAATGCTGGTACGCTTACAAGAGATGTAGATTTTTATGAAATGTCGGGAGTTGGCCAGTTCCTTATTATCGGCCAAGAGGGTTTGAATATTAATCTTTACACGGTTGAAGATGGGGCGGCGAGTCCATTGCCCGTAGACGACTGGAAGATTCAAGTCCCTAGAGTAATGGTTTCAATTGATGGCGAAGACGAGCCCGAATTTACGATAGGTTTGGCCGAGGAAAGCTTTATTGAGATCAACGACCCCGCGCCAATGCAAGGCCCGGGTATGCGACGAAATACTCCCGAAGTTGAGATATATTTGCATAACGCTATTGGCGGGGAAATCTCCACTAATGGAAATGACTTTGATGATATATTTATGATAGCCGTTAATATTGTTCCAAGTTCTTTAATTGAACCATTCACGGGAAAAAAGAGATTAGCTGTAAATCACGGTTACAGTAATGATGAAGAAGATAGTATAATGATAAGAAACAACTCAGTCCACGGCATGACAATTTGTGCCTTAAGCCTACTTGGCAGAGTCACGGGGAAAAAATAATATGACACGGTACAAATTTTTGCTACTCTTAAATTTTGTGAGTGAGGAGTGTGTTGTTACAGCCGCTGCGGTCGGCATTGGATTGGCGATATTTTCGGCAGCAGCTAGCGCCTATGGCGTTTATAGCCAACACGAAGCCCAGAGTGCCGCAGCCAAACAGGCCGAATATGATGCAGAGTACCAAGCTGAGGTAGCCGAGAATAAAGCCGAGCAAGAGAAGCTTAACAGAGCCGAAAAAGAAAAGATTGATCGTTCTGAAACGGCCCGACGCAGAGCAGCACAGAGGGCTAGTTATGCCAAGTCTGGTGTATTGCTCGAAGGCACACCGCTTACAATGCTATCAGAGCAGGCCGGTGTTGATGAGCAGAATATTCAACAAGGCAATTTAGAGAGCCGCCAAAAACAGGCCAATCTTAGAGCTGGTGGTCAAGCTGCTTTACAATCTGGGAAGAACATCTCAAGCGCCTATAAATCCAAAGCAAAGACAAATCTAATTGGTGGGCTTGGTAAAACAGCGGCATCAGCTTATGAGAGTTATAATTGGTGGGATAAAAAAGGACCTAAAAAATAATGCCTCAATTTGATTTTAGACTAAAGTCCCCACAAGGCCAAGTTCAAGCCGGTGGCCCACTCGACCAAGGCACAGGAATAAACGCCAACGCAGGTGCTAGCCTTGCGCAAGGGTTAGCTGGTGTTGAGCAGATGGCACGGCAGAGAGTTGGCGAGCAAGCAGACTCTGATATGTCAGCGTTCCAAGCTGAGCGCATAAGGAGAGAGCAAGTTTTCCGCGAAAAATCCGCGAGCATTACCAACGCCGGAGAATACAAAAAGGCTGTTGATAAGTATGTGACCGACCTCAATAAATATGCTGCCGGTAAGCGTGAAGATGGCACAAAAGTTTTCCGTAATGGTATGGGCTCACAATCATATAAAGAGTTCAGCCGTACCTATAATGCAAAGTTTCAGGCCGCAGGTTCAGAGCATTCTTTTCAGTTAGACCGTAAGCGCGACAAGCTTAATTATAGAATGTCTATTAATTCAGGCATTGAAAATAATAACCCTGACGCAATAACACAAAGCTTTGACGGCCTACAAAACACCGGCCATCTTACACCAGAAGAAAGACAGATTGAGCAGAAGGGTGCCATTAAGAAGATGACTCTTAATCATTTTCAGCAATCTATAGCTACAATGACTTTGGGCGCCGAAGAACTTCTAATCCAGAGCACGGACTTAAAGCAGACCACTGAAACAATCACAAGCCGTCTTGAGGCATTTAAAGCTGAAGTTTATGCAAATAAGAATCTAGAAGAGACTGAAAGAGTACATCTACTTAATAGCGCGAAATCCAGCTTAAGTAACACCCAAAAAGCCACTCAAGCAGACAAAAAAGCGCGCGGGATTCAGATAGAGAAGGAACAGCTTGAGTATCAGACTAATGCTATGATTGAAGTCCATGAAGGCAAAAGAGAGATTTCATCTATTTTCCATGACCCTAATATATCGCAAAAATATAAAGAGGGAAAGTTAAGCATTTATGCTAAGGGAATTGAGAAGCATAAGAGTATTATGGAAAAAGAGAATAAGACCTTAAAGGATAAAACAAAAGCTAATGAGCTTCAGCTTGGGTATGATATAGAGAATTCAGCGACTATGAATATTGCTCTAGGCTATGACCCGGCTATGGACACTCCACAAGGAACCCACAAGGCGGCTTTGCTTGATAGAATTAATACATCTCTGGGGATGAACGCCCAAACCAAGAGTGACCTTCGTCAAATGGTCAAAGATGCAAATAGTATGCCAGCACATATTAAAGCTAGTAAAGATAATCATATCAAAGATTTTAATAGAATTCTTGGATTGACTGATGAGACATTCAAGGCCTATCAGGACATTGAGATAAGAGAGGACGAAACTTATTTTGATGCTAAAAAAGCTGTAATTGACACCAGTACTGGCGTAAAAACTGTTGATGGACTTGATGAGTACAAGCGGGTTGATGTTGTTAATCAAGCTATGATGCAGTACGGCTCTTTAATGAGGGCAGGAAAAGAAAAAGAAGCGGAAGAATACATGACTGAAGTCAAGATGAAGTATGAAAAAAGCGAAGACGACGCAAAATTATATAATAGTTTTTTCACTGAAAAGATAAAGTATAAATAAGGGTTCTCATGCCTCCAGAAATTACAGAAGTCGATATCAACCAACCTTTACAAGATCAGCATGATTTCACTCAGCCAGCAACTCTTGAAACTGAGGCTGTTCGCGAATTTAATATGCCTAAGATTAGAGAGGCTATTATAGGTGGTTCTGATACAAATGACGACGATAAGCGGCGTTTGACTATGTTGCACATCGCATCATTGACAGATCAGAACCCTAATGAGATGAATTATGATGCCGCTGTTAGTTCTTATTTTGGCGAGTTTGCTAAGGGTGCTCCAGTTGCTCAGACTTTCGAAAGATTACAGGGCAAGATTAAGCCTGAGATTGATGATAACTATACATCACTTCAAGAGTTCACCGGGATGTCAGAGGAAGAACAGATAAAACTTGCTGTTACTGTCCCCGAGGCTGATGAAGGATATATGGATATGTCAATGATGATGTCTTCTGTATCTTCAGAAGATGTTGAGGGTATGAAAACTAGCGCTCTTGATAGTCAAATTAACGCGATGAGTTCCGATGAGAAGCGCCAGGCTATAATTAAACATCAGAAAGAGATCTTCGACAAGAGTCCAAGGGCAATTATTGAGAATGGCGAAAAAGTCTTAAGCGATAAGGCCCGTCGAATGGCTGATAAAATGTCATTCGGGCATGATCCTGGATTGGCTGCTTATAATGATTTGAGTCAGACTGATAGGAATTATATGCTTCAGTATGTCCGTGCGATTAATCCGAAAGTGGATAGCAGCTCATGGGATTATTTATCTACTCGCTTTGCCCAAACTAAGGAAGATATAGGCGAGAGCTTAGTGAAAACTGGTCAGAGATTCGTTACTGGACCTGGAACGCCGACTTATTTATATGAGAAGTTTTCAACCAGTTTAGATAAAGAGGCAATTAATACTTTTGCTGAGACTGGAGAATGGACCGCTGAAAGCAAAGCCAAATCTGAAGAGTTAATCTATGAGATAGCCGGACAGTCGCCAGCTGTTAAAGAGGCTGAGATGTCTATGATGTTTTCTTCAATGTCTTCTGAAGAGGTTGATGAGCTTACTGAAAGAATCAAAGAAGAAGAAGCTGATAAGATTAGAGGGACTTTGCGCGATAAAATTTATGAAGGCCGCGAACATATTAATCAAAGAAAATTTGACAAGGCGGTAAAAGGCGCGACTCGAAAACTATTTAAAACTGGTATAGCTGAGAAGATGCTAGTCGAAGGCACTGTAGTCATGGCTGATATGGCTGTTGCTCTTGCGGCCGGCATACCTACTGCCGGCGCCGGCACAGTTGCTTATTCTGGTGGCCGTGTATTCGGTGACTTTGTAGAAACTTTAATTGACGATCACAATGTGGACCCCGACAAAGCAATGGTTATTGGTGGGGTTGGGGCGGTTGTTTACTCTGCTATTGAAAGGTTGCAGGTCGGTCAAGTAGTTAAGCCATTTATGAAGGGTGCCACAAAAGCTCAAACGGCATTCATGAAGAGTTTCAAAGATGGACTTCCCGCATTTGTTAAGAAGATTGCCGACTCTAAAAATCCTGTTATGGTTGGACTTCTGGAAACTGCCAAGACCTGGACAGTAGAGACGGCTGAAGAATCTGCACAGGCTTTTACTGAGCAGTTAATGAAAGCGTATGCTAAAGAATATGCTGATGCTGAAGGTGTTGAGTATTCTGATTTAGTCGGCGATTGGTGGACCCAGACAACGGAAGCTGTTACCGGCATGGCTTTAATTTCTATGGGCCGTGGTGCTCGTCGTGCTCAAAAACAATTCAGTGGTGGATTCGATAATCTTACCGGAAAAGAAAACATACTGGCTGAGCCTGGCGGCTTAGAGCTAGATGTAGCGGCTAAGAGTTTTGATGAGCTTTCACCAGCCATTCAAGAGGATCTTCATGAAGCTGTGAGCGTCAACGATATCACTGAGATTTTGGAAGAAAACAATATCGAAATGACCGCTATGGACTATTTGAGAGTCCAAGATATTGGAGCTGCGGTTGAATCAGATGTAGAGGTACAACGCGAAGAACTCCAGAAAGATATTGCAACAAAATCTGAAGCTGTTGATATTGATTACATTGATGTGAACCGAGACATTGAAAGAATGTCACTCAAGGCAGATGCAAAACAGTTTATCGCACCAATGGCCGAGCATGTTGATTTGGTTGAGAGTGCCCCGGGCAAGTTCACGATTAAATCCAAGACTAATAATAATTCTATTGAACTGGAATTTGCGCCGGCCGGATCTGGTGAGGCTGGACGGTATCAAGGCGGTAAGATCACATTGCCTGAGAATGCCAAAGACTTTACTTTTCACCATGAAGATTTTCACGCCCTTTTCGATATGGGTGTTATTACTAAAGATGAGCAAAGTACTCTTATTGATTCAGCCATTCGCCGGATTGATACTGATGCGATTGACCAGCGATACAAAGAGAAATATGCTTCACTGGTAGATAGCGGGGACTTTACTGCTGCCATCCGTGATGAAGAGTTCATGGCTCACTTGGTTGAAACTGCTGCCAAAGATCCAAACTTCACTAAAGACTTTACACCAGAAGAAAGAACAATTTGGCAGAAGGTTATTGAATTCTTCAAGTCACTTTATTCTACTAAGATTCGAGCAGAAGCAAAGGCCCGTAAGAATGGGGAGGCTAAAGCAATTGACAGCAGCAGAGAAGAGGCTAAGGCTAATTTAATACTTCAGGATATTCTTAGCGGCAAGATGCTTACCCGTGATGTTCCCGGACAGAAGGCTAAAGCAGATCCAATTGATACAAGATTTGCGCTCAAAGATAACTCAGGCCTTGCAGCAATGGCCTTGGCTGGTCATCAATTCGAGAAAGGCAAGCAACTTACTGAAGCGCAAATTAACAAAGCCTTGGATGGTTACGGCGTTATAGATGAGACAGCCAGACTTGAGACAGTTCAACGGGCTGATAAGATTCTTAATGAGCTCAATGAGTCTAAGGCAGACTTGAAAGATCATCGCGGAATAACTCAGGCACTTGTTGCTGCTAATCTTAATATTGAATATCGTGAAGGCTTAGACCGGATCGAGACTGAAAGCTTTAAAGGTGGCAAGACATACCAAAAGGCCGTAACCACTTTAAAAGCAAGAGAGAAGGCTGCAAGATTAAAGGATACTCAAGATCTAGACGATGGCACAATTGCTTATTTGATTGCTCAGTACCACGAGAACATCACCAATGAAGAATCTGATATAGAAATTTCCCGACTATTGCCAAGTATTGATAAGGCCATTCGTGAGAACATGATTAAGAATGAGCTGATCACTGCCAAGAATAAGAAGGGCTATAAGTCAATGCCGGAATATCGGGCAACTTTGGCTAAGACCTTGGAAGCAATATCAATGAATCTTATCCGGCAGATTACTCCGGGCAGAAGAAAGACAGCTTTATATGCTGATTCTCGGAACCTCAAGAACCTGACCACCACAAAAGCTATTGAGAATAACTTTAACAAGCTCATTGCCAAGATACACGAATCAAGAATAATTGACGATAAGGCAACTTTGCTGAAGAGATTCAATAAGATATTTAAATCAGCTGCTGTTAAGGACCGCGAGAAGTCAACGCAAGAGCTCATTCATAGTAAAGTCAAGAAAGATGAAGATGGCAATATTATTGCTATGTCTGTTCATCCTATGGTCAAGCGCGAATTGAATTTGATTAAGCAGATTGCCAAGCTCTCAAAGGTTGAAGCTGATAAGATCCGTGATGATATGCTCAAGTTTTATAATGATCCTTCAGACTTAGAAGGGAAAGATACTGCTACTTTATTCGAGGATTTAGAGAAGAGATTTCCAGCGTTCAAGAAATATAAACATCTGGAGCCGGTTGATCGTGCTGCAATAATGGCGGGTATTGCTTTCGAGTATGGCGGGATTAAAGAAAAGACTGCCACAGAACTAAGCGATTCAATAGATTCTATTACTGACATGATTGAGGGTTCTAAGAAAAACCTTGAAGATCTTATTAATAAAAAGAATGAGCGAGTTAACCCAATTCGCAAAGCTGCTGCCAATACTAAAGGCAAGAGGCGTAGTGAGTTCGGGCAAAAGACTGACCGTTTTATAGCTAGTTCTTTCGGGATGCGTTCATGGTTTAAAGATATCATAAGACAGGCATCGCCCGAGGACGCTAAAGAAGCTCAAAAGCATTTTGATAAGATGATTGAGAATTGGAACCGTGGTATCCATGCCCGTGATGTTGCTAAGATGCACGATCATGAAAAGTTTGGTGTAGCTATTCAGGATATATATAATTCTAAAGATGCTTGGGCTACTGAAAAAGATCTGAACACAAAGAAAGAAATATATTCTCACCTATCCAAGCATGGCGATAAGATGAGTAAATTTCAGGTTATGCAGCTTTATGCCTCAGCGGTTCAGCAGGACTATTTAGATAATGCAGAGAAGAACGACAGGCAAGCTGGCAAATATGCAAAGGTATTAACGCCTCAAGACATGAAAATGATTCAGTGGTTTAGAGATTACTATGCTAATGAGCGCACGGCCTTATCTGCACAAATGGTAAAGATGACCGGCATACCAATTGAAATGCTTGATCCTTTCTATGTTCCAGTTAAGATTGAAAGTAATCTAGCAGGTTTAGGCACTGAGATAAATGCGACCTCAATCATTCCCCCTGGTATGACAACGCGTGTAAACCACACTGTAGATTTTGATGAAAGTGTCGGGATCTTTGAGATTTGGGCGCGTAAGGTTGAAGAGAATAACCATTTTAAATACATGGCTGATGCGGCTGTTGATATGCGTTCAGTGTTCAGTACCAAACCAGTACATGAAGCAATTGAACATAATTTTGGCAAGTCTTATAAAAATGCTTTCCTGACAATGATCAAAGATAATATCAATGATGGTGGCCCGTCCACTTATGATAATAAGTTATTGGATAAAGTTCGCGGAATTTGGACAGCTTTAAAATTTACCCTGAATGCTAGAATAGGCATTAAGCAGCTGACTTCGATACCGGCTTTCGGTTTAGAAATTGGGCTTATGAATACGGGCAAATATATGTCTAATTTTATGTCTGAAGATGGACGGGCGGCAATGTCTGAACTTTGGAAATCTGACCTAAGAAAAGAGCGTTGGGGTTCTGGTGATACTGAAGCCGTTCAAAATGCCATTGGTGGAATAAGTTCTCACACTACTGCGAGTAAGTGGTTTAGACGTGCAGGTATATTTAATAGTCTCGGCGATATGGGGCCGGTTCTTGTGATTGGTCAAGGTATTTACAGAAGCTATACAGAGACATACTTTCAGCAAGGCGCGACTATGGAAGAGGCCAAAGCTAGGGCAATATCCAAGACTTTTGAAATTGTTGAATCTACTCAGCAGTCGCCAAAGATGAAAGATCAATCAGAGTGGCAACGTCGCGGCGGGGCACTTGGTAAGATGGCCGCACAATTCACGAACACAACACGACAATTTCTAGAGAAAGACTTCACCAATATAAGACCATATATTCAAGAGGTTATATCAACCGGCAAGCTGGTCAATCCTAAATTAAACAGTGCAGCAAATACATTCTTTATCAATCACGTTCTCTTGCCTGGTGCTTATAACGGCATGAATATGCTGATTAATACTCTCATGGGTGATGACATCGATGAGGATGATTGGTGGTTAATGTTCGCCTCAATGGTTTCTGGCCCGTTTTCTGGTTTTATTGTATTCGGTTCTATGTTGAACGGTGCGATTGAAACAGGAATAACTGGCAAAGCTCCATGGGGAGGTAAGTCACTTACTCCATTCGCAGGCATTAAGGACGATATCAATAATGCGGTCTTGGCTACTGAGGGGGTATTGACTACAGACTGGGATCAGTTCGATAAGGCATTCACAAAGCTAATGAAATCATTATTCGCGCCTTACAGAGAAGCCGACAAATTTAATAAAAACAATTAATAGAAAAATAACACTTTTAAAAGTACAATAAACAAACGGAGAACTTAGTCAAATGGGACAAGCAGACAATTATATACCGCAAAGCGTCATAGGTACAACCGCGACAATAGACGTTGTATTGCCTTGGACATTTGACGGAATTAGTGAATTAATAATTACTCAAACAGATGGAGTTACGACAGGCGAGCATTCACAAAATGATTTTGATGCGTTCGTTGTTGGCCAAACCGTAACTGTAGAAAACTTTTTTGGTGATGGAAATACTACTAATGTAACCGTTTCCAGAGACACGAAGAAGACCAACGAATTTACGCAAATTGAAACCAATCCCCTCGACGCCAACGCGCTTAATGAATCGCTTAATAAGATAGTCAGGATGATTCAAGATTGGGCCTATAAAACTGGCCTTATTGTAGATGATAGCCTAACTGGTGATATTGCAAATTTATTAGCAACAGCCATAACGTCAGACGACCCTTTTGATATTCCCACGAAAGAAAATAGAGAGAATGTTTATTTCGCATTTGATAAAAATGGTAATATACTGCTAACAGTCCCGCCAGGAATAGCGCCTCCTGATGGCCCCGTTGATCCGGATACTTTTTTAACTGTAGTGACAGATATTAAAATCGTCACAGGAACTAGTTACACGCTACTTGATGCGGATACCGGTAAATTTATAATATTTACCAATGTGGCTGACGTCACAGTAACCAGCCCAAATAATCTAATTCTCGGCCATCAAGTAATGTATCTTAAGACGGCTGCGGATAATGAAATAATTCACGTTGCTGATTCTGGTGCTACTCATGTCAATGCATCGCCAGTGGTCGCAAGCAAACAATATGCGTGGTATTCTCATGTAGTTTTTGAAAACGTCGGCGGTGTTGCGGCTAAATACCGATTCATTGGCGAAGTTGATGAAACAGATATTGACAATATTGAAGTAGTGTCAAGGACTATATTAATTGAAAATGGAACTACAGGACCAGAGGCACAAGCCTTAATTGACGCCGCAGGTAAATATCTTAATGCTGGTGTGGAGCTCAAGATACTTTTCGAGAATATGACATTAATCGTAACTGAAGCCATTGTCATAGCAGACTTTACCGGCCCTGGCATACTTACTATAGAATCATTAACGCCAGCTCCACAAGACACCACCACGGCCCGACCAGTTATAATAACAAACTCAAACACTCCATTGGTTTCAGAATATGCCGATCCGGTTGACGATGAGAATGAGGTGAACTGGGCAGCTTATTTAGCTAACTCTTGTATGTTTATATCTGGCAACACATGCTCACAGGTTAACGTTAGCGGATTTTCACTTAGTGCCAAAGTTTTCCCATTAGTTATGACGGCTAATTCAGCTGCAATGGATGTTCGCTTTAATTTCTTCAATCAAATCAATGCATTTACATTAGCAGAATATGAAGTTGCGGCAGGATTAAAAATAAATGGCGGCATGGTATATACTTTTCAAAATAAATACACCACCGACACCGACACAAATGGACTTCTCTTACATGGGTGTCAGATCCACTTAAGTCAGCCTGCTGGTAATGGTGGCCGTTTAGTAGTCGGTGGAAGCGGTGTAGCAGTATCATATGATGCTGGAGCCTTCACTCATTCAGTTGCTCTTTTTAAGATAAACGGCTTTTGGTCTCAGGGTGAACAAGACAGTGGCCTTAATGTTCTTTCACTTTTAAGCAGCGGCCTTAATGGTAATGGATACTTTAGAAAAGTCTCTGATGGCTATATTGAGCAATGGATCACAACTCCTTTAACAATATCGGCGGGCGCAGGTCTCGCCGTAACTTTTCCGATACCTTTCACGGCAATACCTAAGATAGAGATGATGGACGCCGACAGAGCAGACCCGCAGATAAATGTTGGTTACACGGCTGTGAGTACCTTGGGATTCACCGCGAGCAACAGCGGCAGTGGATCTATAAAAGACTTTACATGGTCAGCTAAAGGGTACTAAAACCTAAAGGAGTTGTTTTAATTATGTTTTACCCACACACTATAAAAGGCAAGGTGAATCTAAGGCGTGATATCATCAGTGAAATTATCCCCCCTGACAGGCCTGGGCCAATTTGCACTATAAATACGACCGTTCTTGGGCCTAGCACTTCTAATGTTTTCCAGTTTCAGCTACCTCTTATAGAAACTGAAGGATACTTCTTTGAGATAGATTGGGGCGACGGACAGACAGATAATATAGCAGACCCATTAGCGCCAGAGGCTCTACACACTTACAGCACTCCCGGACAATATGATATAGGAATCACAGGCGTATTCCCTACTATGGCATTTGATGGGGGTGGCGACGCTATAAAAATGGTAGACTGGAAGGAGTGGAACGAGATCAAGCTAAGTGAGGCCATGTTCGATGGTTGCATAAATATTACTTTCTCCTCCACTGACACTTTTGAAGTCTTAGGCACATCATTAGCGCGCGCTTTCAGGGATTGCGCCTCAGTTGTATCGATAACAAATCTTGACCTGTTAGACACATCTTTGGTGACTGACATCTCATCCATGTTTAGAGATGCTACATTATTTAATCAGGGATTAAATTTATGGAATGTCTCTTCTGTGATTAATGCCGCCTTCTCATTTGCTAATGCAGTAGCCTTCAACGGTAATGTTGCCTCTTGGAGTACCGGCAATATGACAGATATGGCCGCGATGTTCTTGGGTGCATCTTCATTTAATAGAAATATAAGTTTTTGGAACGTGGAGAAAGTGATCAGTATCGGTGGCATGTTCTTGGGTGCAACTATATTTAATCAACCTATTGGATCTTGGACGACCCCAGAATTTGCCACTCTAGAGTTTATTTTCCAAGATGCAATCGCCTTCAACCAAGACCTTAGCCATTGGGATGTGAGTAAAGTCTTAGAAATGCAGAGCGCATTCCAAGGAGCGACAGCATTCAATCAAGATATTAGCGGTTGGCTTGTTCCTTTGGTCGCTGATATGGAAAATATGCTTGATGATTGCGGAATGGATCAAACTAATTATGACCTATGGTTAATTGCCCTAGATGCACAAACCTTACAAGTGGGCATACCAATGGGCGCGGCTGGACGTATATATACACGTCTTGGCGCTGGTGGAATAGCTAGAGATGCATTATTACTCGCACCAGCCTTGATGGAAATAACAGGTGATTTGGCAGACAAAGTAGATTACAATATGTCGAACTTTGACAACTCAAGAGGCGTTTCTGTTCCGGACCATGCAACCCTCGATATGACTAATGATTTCGCGGCTTGTGCTTTTGTTTATCCACATAATAGGAATAAAGCACAATTTATAATAGGTAAATACCATAATGCGGGTAACCAAACTTCATGGCTTTTAGGGATTACCATTTCGGGAGTTGTGAACTTCTGGCATTCGGTTGATGGCGCGGCTGAAACTATATTCACTTCAACTATGGCTGTTCCATTAAACACATTATCATTAGTTCATTTTAGGTTAACTGGCGGGACATTATATCTAGGTTTAAACGGGGCCTTGGAACAATCAATTGCTAGGGGTGCTTGTTTTTCTGGAAGCGCCAACGTGGAGGTCGGAATGACGGGCCAAGGAGGCATTTTTAATGACGACTTCGACATAACCAAAGCAATGATACTTGATTCTGGGTCATCTCTTGCGGAAATGCTTACTATTTATAATGGTGGTTTTCCTCTTGAACACAATCTATTAGAAATTGTTGACTCGGATATTACCGACGCTGCTGTACTAGAATTAGAGATGAGCAGCAACGACACGTCATTGATAGATAAATCGAGCGCTGGCAATGATGGTTCATTCGCTATCGGATCATTCACAAACGGTCAATCTATCCCATGGCAAACTCAACTTTAAACAAAACTAACGAGGAATAAAAAATGTCAAAGTTTAAGCTTACACCCGGGAAAGATAGCGTCGTACATAACATGCATGGTACGATTTATGAGAAAGTAGTTGCGGCGCCTTATACTTATCACATGCACGCGGCAGTTACAGATCAAGCCCTTCTAGCCAAACCAGTCTGGACAATATGGCGTGAACATGATGATGGTCAAATAGTTCCACCGGTTGTCGATGATGCTCCACATCCAGACGGCAATATAGCCACAGATCCAACCGTATTAGTTTACTGGGCTACGACATAAAATGAGTATATATAACCTTCGGCCATATATAGGTGGTATACCTCTGATCGGAGGCTATAGCCTAGAGCCTTATATTAATACTGACGGTGGGGTTCCTCTATTTATTAGCACTTGGAATACAGAGCTCACTGACGCCACAGCAAGTGCTACCAAGACTATTGTGTTGCCAATGACCGCCGGACCTTTAGTAGATTGGGGTGATGGAACAACTCCAGATAATTTAAATTCTCACGTCTATGCGCTCACAGGTACTTACGAAATAATCATCGACAATACCAACAGTGACTTTAGGTTCAATAACTTAGGGGACAAGGTAAAAATTACAGACGTTAGTCAATGTAATGGGTTGAATGTAACCAACGACAGCGTTTTCGAAAGATGTGTTAATATGACTTGGTCAGCAACTGACGCTCCGGTCATAGCATCTACGAGCCTCAATAATATGTTTGAAGGTTGTGAAGCATTGAACGGCAGTGGTAGTTTTAGTAAATGGGACTTAAGTCTATGTACTAGCCTAACTAACATGTTCTTCGGTTGTTTCGATTTCTTAGGATCTGGATTAGAAGATTGGGACGTAGGAAGCTGCTCCAACTTCGCTCAGATGTTCTTTGCAGCCAACGTATTCGCTGCACCTATAGGCGTTTGGAATATGATCAGCGCCACTACCATCAGTGGAATGTTCAGAAGCGCGAGTAATTTTAATGTCGATGTTAATGCTTGGGACACTAGTAATATACAGACAATGAATCATGTGTTTAATGGAACCTCCTTCACTCACGATCTAGATAATTGGGATATGGGTTCAGCCGTCACCATTCATGCGATGTTCGGCTCCACGGCCTACAATGGAGACATTACCGGTTGGGTATTCACTTCAACAATAAGCGATATATCTTGGATCTTTGCAGGTGCCACGTCATTTAACCGTGACATTAGTGGATGGAATGTAGCTTCTGCTACTAATTTAAGTAATATGTTCGGTGGTGCTTCAGCGTTCGATCAGGATCTGACTGGATGGCTCATACCAAATGCTACAAACCTGGCAACTATGTTAGATAACTGTGGCATGAGCACTGCCAACTACGATGCGTTCTTAATTATGTTAGAAGCTCAAGAAGCATCAATAAATTCTGGCCTGACTCTTGGCGCTCAATCGCTCACTTATACTAGCGCGGGTGCCGGTGGTACTGCAAGAACTGGATTACTAGGATCTCCCGCCTTAATGTCATTCGTAGGAGATAGCGGAGTATGATAACAGATATAGTAGTAGATAATAAGTATGTACTTCTTTATGATGGAACTACACTAAAATCCAGTACACTTACTACGGGCAACGTAACAAGCCCGTTCACAGTAGAAACCTTTACCGATCCTCAAGCCCACATGAATAGGGGGTTGGCCTTGGAGCTTACCTTCTCAACGGAGCATTTAATAAAGGCCATGGAGCGTGGAGTTACTCTTCCTCAAGAAGCAATCGATGGCCCGCTTGGCGGTGTATGGGAAGACGATATTGGCTATCAACAAAGAATGGAAGCTCTAGGCTACACTAAACCTTAAAAAGGGGACAACAGAGATGCTAACACCAGGAAAACACAGGGCCATACATAATTTACACGGGACTATTTACGATCCTATTGTCGATTCTGGCGACCCCAATATTATTTACCATTGCCATGCAGCAGTTACAAAAGAGGCGAAAGCAATTAACCCCGTCTGGACTATTTGGCGGGAAGATTTAACGACGGGGAAACTAGTAAATCCGATTGATCCGGTAACGGGCAATCCAAAACCGGACAATAACGCATGCGATGACGTTGAGAATTTAACCTACTGGCAAACTTTCGAGGTCCTAACTTTAGTGCTAAATAGTAGCGGCGACCCTATTGAGAACTCTAACAATGATGAAATTTTCACTTAATTTAAAAAAAGGTAAATATAATGTCAGTCTTAGTTAATGGCACAGATACACAAGCAACAGGACCAGCGCAAGTCGACTCTATTGTTCCTGGTGCAGACTTAACCGCTGCGGTAATAAATCTAGTAGCTGGAGTTCATAGAAGCCGTAGATATGACCCTACCGCTAATGATATTGTCTTGACGTTACCCGCGCCCGTCGACGGTGTGGCGTTCCTTGTTAAGCGAGTTGCTAACGGCGGGAACGTTGTGAAGATCACCGGCCAAAGCATTGATGGCATTGCCGGAGATTATGTACTAGGGTTAGAGAACTCATATATATGGCTCGTCGCCAGTGCGGCCAGAAGCACCTATGATATAATCTCTGTTTTTAATCCAGCAGTGGGACAGCTGACAAGATCTACGCCAAGCACTTCTTTTGCCCTCTCCACTAGTTTTGCAAAATACACAGATTGGGAGATGCCTGGCTTTTCTACCCCTCAGTCAATTGTCGCTGATTTAGCGAATGATGACATCGATCTTCAAAACGTCAGAATTGGCGCAGCGGGTCAGGCGGGCTTTCGGGTTAATATATTATATTCTTTCGAATATGACAATAACAGGACGGTTGAGCTTCGGGTTGTGCACTCTGTTGATGGCGTCATCGGTGGGCCTATAGCAGTTAATGGACTGGGATCGGGAAAGCCTATAAATCTCTCTTTTAGCGGCCCAGTGGGTGTGTCGGCGGCGGGCGATCTATCAGTTGAAATAAAATCAGAAATAAATGGTGGCACATTTAATGTTTTGGCCGCTAATTTTATTACAGAAAACTTCTAACGGTGGACTTCCACGAAACAGGCAGGATTAATATGTTACCTTATGATCCAAGAGTTAATTATTTCGGCGCAGAGAATACCAAATTAGCTGATATTTTGGGTGAAATTCTGAAGCTTATGCCGGCATTAAGAGACGGCTGGAATTATGCCGCCTATAATCATGATAAAGCTTATTCAGGCAAAAAGAAAACTGGTTTCTTTGCGCGTATCATAAACTTCTATAAGCGGAAAGCTGCTGACAGGAATTTTCGAGCCGCCCTGGAAGAGGCCGTCACCATCGCGGAGGTTGAGAGAAAGATTTCATATCATCGCGCTGACAGGGCAATGACTTTAGCAAAATACTCATACAAGGCAGTCAGAGCGCTTGGCTGGAAGTTCTATCGTACAGCATAATTAAAGCGTATATGGTTTAAAAAAAGGTTTATTATGAATGAAATAATTGCTCAGGCAGCGGCATTAGACGCAAAGTGGATCATCACGGGATTAGGAGGCGCTTTTCTCGTATTTGCAACATGGGTCGGTAAATTCATTAAACAGGTATGGACCGATATTAAAATCATGCATGCAAATCAAATCCAGACACTTGAGTCGGTCATAGGAAAGCAAGAGATATCTACAGGCGAAATAAAAGATCAGCAGGCCGAAATCCTTACACACACAAAAGAAATTGAGGAGCAAGTAAAAGAAGTTAAATTCAGCATTAAGGCCTTAGAAGAGGAGTTTCTTAATTGAAAAAACTACTATTAATCCTTATTTTACTCTTAAGCGGCTGCATAATCCAAAAAGAGATCCATATTGTCATTCAAGATTCAAGAGATATAAAAGTAGACTCATATATAAAAGGATCGGATTTAGAAGATCTAAGCCCGATCCTTGAGATACCTTTTCCTTAGACCTTCCCCCTCCAGCGGCGTACAGGCTTCCTACCTATACGCCGCATTTTTAATCTTCCTTTAGTTCAATTTTCACTATATTTCTATACCAAGACAAAAACGGAACTCTCCACCCGTATACTTTTGCGTAATAGGTTTTGTCTTTTTTTAATTCTCCCTGAATGTCAGAGCTATTAAATTTCCAATGCCAAAGACTATCCGAATTCTCAAGCACTTCACCATCACAATAAACCAGAAATTTACTACTTAGTGAATCTCCGCTACCTGTGACAATCCTTTCTTTGTCGCTTATTTTTATAGTTATATTCTCAACCGTCAAATGTGCATACAAAGCGGATGAACAAAGCAAACATATAAATAAAATGCCCACTCCTATATAAATAATAACACTAGAATTCTTTTTCTTTTCTGTACGGTATCCCATTATCCTTTTCCTTCTTTTGTTTCTTTTTGTCTGTTAATTTCCTTCAATATGGCTGAATTTAATTCCCATTTATTTATTTTAGTAAATGATTCACATTCAAAATCTAATACGTTTTTACCATTTTCGCTGATCTGTATCTTTAGTCGTGTTCTCATTACACCACCCTCTCCATTTTATTTTAAATAGGGGGAATTCTCCCCATTTAGAATTATTTCTTTGGTGGCATCTCATGTGAGCATTTGCCACAAGTCCACAAGTTTGTTTTTTCTATAAAAGCTACTTCTTTTTCCTTGCACTTTGGACATGGGAACTTAACTGCTTTAACTGGCTGAGACTTCTTTAAAAATTCAATAGTGACCTTTCTTCGCTTGCCTCGGGTCACGGCAACGTAAGAGCTCATTCCTTTAGGATCAATATCAGACATGGCTCTTATTCTTAGGCCGCCAATCTCCTGACCAGCCCAACGTACAGAGCCTTCACCATAAAGCTTTAGTGATTTTCCATGCCAGTTTTCGGACTCTTCGCCCCAAGCCTCACAGATAAGTCGAATCATCCCCTTGCATGGTTTATAAGGTTTATTTAAATCATCTTTATAATTGATTGATACAGGTTGATCACCAGCAGTAACATTAACTGTAGTAATTTCAAGGATCTTTTCACCGCTGCGGATATCATCAAAGTTTAATTGATCACTTTTCGCAATTATTGTGTGGGATACATTAGGCATTGTAAATACCTCCTAGTTTTTTGACTGCAGCCATGACTTCTTTGATAAACTCATCCAGTAAAATTCTGGCTTGGTCGATGAATTCAGTATAATCACTGCGGTGTATTTTTTTAACAAAAAGATCCTTAATATGGTTGCGATCGTCATAGTGACCGAAAGCCCACCACTCAACGCAATCATCCATTATCATAGGACAAAGACATTGCCAAAGGTGTTCTGGCGGCACTTCATCAGCAATTATATACTCAATATGTTTCTTGCCCATTTTTGATTTAGTTTCATAACCTCCGACGATTACGCCATGCCAATTACAGACCGCATCGGGGCTGAATTTGAACATTTTATGCTTATCACTCTGGAGCATTCCGCATGTTTCAAAGGTTACACCGAGTGCTTTTTCAGCTTTTCCCATTGAAATAGGCTCTAAGTCATGGCCCCGCTGCATGGTTTCGTTTGAATAATCATCGATTTCTAGCTCACTTTGAAACTCAGATACAAGCTCAAGTAAAAGAGTGCGCTGTATTTTCTTACAGCCCAGAGTCCATTTGTCTTTAGCGGCCGAATACTTTGCTCCGATAGCTGATTGAATCTTTGTGCCGGTGATACAGCGAAATCTTTCCTCATGCCAGGCGTCGGAGCCTTGTTTAGTGTTAATGATTTTCATCTACTTACCTTCCTTTATTTTTTTCAGTGCAATTTGATCATCTTCAGGCATGCCGTTGATAAAGTCATAGCCTTCAGATTCTTCGACATCAAGAATGTATCGCTTAAATAAGGCCTTTAGCTCGGATATTTCCTCCACGCGTTTATCATATAAATCAACAAGCTCATGAATTTCATATAAAGCACCCTTTATAAATACTTTCATGAATTTACCTTATTAACACAAAACTCTTGAGACTCTTGAAGCTTCTTTGTTATATGGACAATCCCTTTGCCGGTGACTTTTACCGTCTTCCAAATCTTGCCGGTTGTTGATCTTTCGATGGCTCCCGAAACCACTTCAAATAAACCCATATCCATATATTTCTGATAAGGAGTTGAAGAATTTTTCAGATATTTATTGTCGTATAGCCATTTAAATAGGCGGTTTTGGCCGATCTTTATTTTATCTGAGTGGATCATTTTGGCAAAATCACCAATTTTCACAGAGTCCTGCACATTTGACATTGCTTCAACAAATTCGACTGCCGGCTGTTGTGATTCAATTACCTTATTTAGACTAATGACGGCTTCAGCAAGAATGAAAGCTTGAGCTGCTGGGTCGGTGGGCAACCTAGTTACTTCTTTTTCCAAAAACTGAAGTCGCTTAATAACTTCAAATCTTAATTTAACTGAATAGCCACTAATTAATGTCCTAGTTAGTAGAGCATCTAATTTATAGCAGGTTGTCTTTTGTCCGGATGGCATTTTATAAGGTGCTGAAAAGTCAGCAGCTTTCAATTCTAGCTCGCTCAACATCTTAAGGCAATCAACTACGACATTATTGTGTTGCTTCCCTGTCAATTTAGCAATCTCAATAGTTGACATGGTGACTTTATTATTTGGTATCAGTTCCATTATTTCTCTCAAGTCTTTTAGTTAGTGTTGGGAATTCTTTCTCTAATAACGTCTGAATAAGCTCAGTTTGACTCATTTCGTAAAGATCTGAGCCCTTAACCGCTAATTTCTTATGGAAGCCATCAACCCTGATGACATCGCCTTTGTGCTTGCTTTTAACCATTGTATCCTCGTTTTGTTTGATGTTAAGTAAATGATACACTCACTGTTAACATATCGCAAGGAGGGTTTTTGTTTTTGTGCAAGAAAACGAAATTATTAAAATTTATTGTGATAACACTTGATAAGTGTAATATGTTAACATATACTAACCTCATAACAAAACGGAAATAACGATGATCAAAAAACTAACAAGTCTAAAAAAAGCAGTAAAAGGCCAGACTATAATTAACCTTATAGTGGCCCCGGATGATTCGAGCGCTGAGTTCAAACTATCCAACGGTAAGAAGTTAATAATAACCGGCGAACTAATACCACTCTTGGTTGTTTCGCTTAAATTAGAAATGAAGGTAATACAGAAATGAGCCTAATATCAGACGTGCAAGATCACATTAAAGCGCTGAAGCAGTCCATAGAGTCAATCCTCGCTATTAGGTTAGAGGAGAAAGTTAATAAGGCTCTTGAGTATCAATTAAATTGTAAATTATCATCATTGCCATTT